TAGTTAGCAGACGAGCTAAACGTTCCGATTCTTTTAAATCGTTTCTTTCTAGTGCGCCGTAATAACGACCAATCATAACGGGGTCGCCTAGGAAGGTCTCTCCTCCGATGTTGACCTCTTTCCCTCCTGCGCGATAAATAGTCTTCGGCTCGCCGCTCGACATATCAATAACTGTGCCGTCTTGCAGTGTGCGGATGTTTCCTTGAGCAAGCTGTCCCTGATCAACCTTCAGTTTTGCTTCTTGGACCTCAATGTTTCGCTTATCAATCTGTCGCTTCTGAACAGCGGCGTCAAACTTTTGCCCTTCTTCAATAGCCTTTTGAATTGGAACACCCTGAAGGAATGCGTATTCGGCTATCTTTCGACCTTCTTCCGTCATCCCCAAAATAAGCTCCTCTTGAGCAGGCGAGACTTTCGCTTGGGGGGGTGCTGAGAGTGGCGCAGGCGGTGATGCAGGAGGGGGAGCAGCAAGAGGAGGAGGCTGGGTAGGGCGAGGTACCGGCGTAGTGACCATTTCTGGCTGCGGAGTTCCAGGGGCCTTAACTGGCGTATTTATTGTCGGGGGACCTTCGTCAATTGATAGAGGAGTTTGTTTTATTCCAGAAAAAGGAGCTTGACCAACCGCAGACGTTAAGGCACCACCCTCTGCAGGCGGTGGTACCGGTAAAGCACCGGCAGCTGGCTGTCCTAGCAAAGAAGCGGCAGGCGGCTGTCCTGGTAAAGCAGCGGCAGGTGCCTGTTTACCACGGAAAAGCGCAAGGCCCTCTGCTTGGTTTTTGCGCTGCTGCTCAATGGTAAGCAGCTCTTTGTTGATGTCGAATCGAGCTTTGTTTTCTTCGATGTTTCGCTTGAATTCTTCCTCTTGCGACTTGGTAACAGCCCCAGCGACCCTACCTATAGCCTCAAATGCGCTCCCGGTTCTCGACGGAGTCGCAAAGGCCTGGGCGGCTGCCATCCATGTCGGATCAAAAACCCGATTCTTTCTCTCGTCCAGAGACTCAACAAGCTTCTGATACGCCTCCTCTAGGCGAGCCTGGTAGCCTGGGTCGGTGATTGCCGTGCTTTTGTTAGCCATATCAATTGGTTATGTTGCCATCTTCGTCGTATTCGGGAATCCACTCTTCGGCCTGCCTGTCTTCGCCAGAGCCATAACTTCCCCAGCCTCTAGTATCTGTAAAATTATATTGAGGATTCCTAAGAAGATAATCTTTGAGAAATCCGCCAATATTTTGGCCAGCTTGACCAACGTTTTTAAGGAATTTTTCTTTATCAGTGCCACCAAGAACTGATGCAATACTGCCAATTTTCTCAAAGTCACTTAATCCAAACTGCCCCGCCTGTCCTGGCTTGACTGTAGTTTGAGTAGTGTCTTTCGGGATCTGGTAGCCGCGCAACACCCCGGCAACGTTACTTGCGGCCGTAAGAGGAGCCTCAAGCTTTTGTTGCTCATATTTCTGCTTTTCTGCGCCGGCTTTTCTTAATGCCTCAGATTCGTTCAATCCCAAAGTTTGGGCAGAGGTGGCCAGGTCACCCTGAAGCTTGCCTGCCTGCGTCAAATTCTGCTGCTCTTTCAACAGGGCTTGTACGGCGTTTTCATAGCCGCTTGAGAGTAGCTTGCCTTGTTCCCCGGCTAGATTTGCAGAGACGTCCGTCATGGCCTGACCAAGAGCGCCAGCGTAACGTGAAGACCCGAGAGCTCCAGAACCAACAAAGCCACCAGTAATCTGCGGCAGGATGTTGCGCTGGAGGGCGTTCCCAGACTGCCTGGCAAGCTCCTGAACAACGCTAGATGTGTAGGGGTTCATCAGCTGCTGCAGTCGCTCTGGAGTGATCCCAGCGGCTGCTGCGTTTGCTGTTGTGGTGGCGTTCGCAAGCCCTGGTTGATAGGCGCCTGCCGCCCCCGATACCTTGTCATAACCCTGCGTCTGAAGCGGGTCATAACCGGCAACTAACTGGTCCGCAGGTTTATTAAGATACTGTTGCCCAACGTTAGATAAGCCAGTAACCGTGTTGGTGTACCAGTCCGGCGTATTCTCTTTCGTCGTCTGCGTTTCGGTTACGTTTGGCAGCGCACCACCTTGCAAAAATCCCATTACTTTCTCCGCTTCATGTATTCGAGTGGTGACAGGGCTTTAGGCGGCAAATCCTTCGGGGCTGCCTTCCTAGCTCGAGCGCGGATGTTGTGCATCATTTTATACAACTGCTCGCTCCCGGCCTTAGTGGAACCATTCCCTAGCGCAGCCACAACGTCAGCAGGGAAAACAAACTCCCCGTCTGCGAGCATGGCCGGAATATCGTCGGATTGGCCATCGCCAGGGCCAGAAACGGCATCTCCGCGACGGTAATCTGTTCTCATTTTACCCGATTTATAGAGCTTTTTAAACGGGTCTGCTAATCCGCCCTTTGCAAAGGCCATCTCTTCAACTTCAGGCTCTTCGGTCCCTAGAATCTCGTCAATCGAAGGGGCCTCGCCGTATTCGTAATATTGCTGTTTGGGCATTAGAGCCTCCGGTTGGGTAACTTCTGGTGCAGTGTTCTGCTCGACTTTAGCAAAAAATTGATCAAGTATGCCCCGGTATCCCGGTTTTCCGCCAATAACCATCGGGCTAATTTCTAAAAATGGCGTTGCTGCCGCGACACCAGCTGCAATTTGCGGCACAGAAAACTGGAAGCCAGCTCTTCGTCGAGGAATACTTATTGTCAGGCTTGGTTTAGTAGACGTAACCGAAGCAGTGGTAGTAATCGAAGCAGTGGGCGTAACCGAAACAGTAGGCGTAACCGAAACAGTTGTTGTAATTGAGGCAGTGGGGGTAATTGTTAAGGTAATCGTTGAGGTAAGAGTCGGTGTAATGGTTACGCTAGAGGTCAGTGTAGAAGTTGGCGTAGGGGCCGTCGGCAATACATCAACGGAAACATCTGTGCTGGTTTTAACGGAAACGTCTGTACTGGTTGTGACCGAAACTTCTGGACTAGTAGTAACGGAAACCTCTGGGCTAGTAATAACCGAAACTTCTGGGCTAGTAGTAACTGAAACTTCTGGGCTAGTAGTAACTGAAACTTCTGGGCTAGTAGTAACTGAAACTTCTGGGCTAGTAGTAACTGAAACTTCTGGGCTAGTAGTAACTGAAACTTCTGGAGTAACCGAAACTTCTGGACTAGTAGTAACTGAAACTTCTGGACTAGTAGTAACTGAAACTTCTGGACTAGTAGTAACTGAAACTTCTGGACTAGTAGTAACTGAAACTTCTGGACTAGTGGTAACTGAAACTTCTGGACTAGTGGTAACTGAAACTTCTGGACTGGTAGTAGCAGTAACTTCTGGGGTAACCGTAACTTCTGGGCTAGTGGTAACCGTAACTTCTGGGCTAGTGGTAACCGTAACTTGTTTGCTAGTTGTGACCGTAACTTCTTTGCTAGTTGTAACCGTAACTTCTGGACTAGTGGTAACTAAAACTTGTTTGCTAGTTGTAACAGTAACTTTTGTCTCTGGAATGACACTAACTTTATCTGCAGAAGCTTTTTCTATAGAAGCCTTGGTTTTAGATACTTTGTCAGCAGAAACTTTTTCTACAGAGGCTCTGTAGGCGGAAGCTTTATCTATTGAATTTTTTTTCACAGAAAGATTTACAGACTCAGAAACCGATGCCTTGCTAGCAGAAACTTTTCCTACAGATTCCCTGTAAACAGACGCCCTGTCGATTGAAGCCTTTTCTTCGGAAAGCTTTACAGACCGGGAAATAGACGCCTTATCAGCGGAGTCCTTACTTACAGATGCTTTGTAAATAGAATTTTTTTCTGCTAACGCTTTTTCTGTTGAGGCCTTTTCTAACGAAACCTTTTCTGCAGAAAAACTTCTTAGTGATGCCTTTTCTTTTTGTGTTTTATCAACCATTTCTTTGTCAAAAGATGACTTATCCCTGAATGCCTTTTCAACAGAAAGTTTATCAGCGGATTTTTTTTCTGCGGACAATTTTGCTATAGAAGCTTTGTCTTCAGATGCCTTTGCCAAAGAGTTGCTAACGGAAGCCTTTGCCACGGAAGCTTTTTCGGCGGAAACTTTATCTATAGAAGCTTTATCTTCAGATGCCTTTATCAAAGAAGCACTGACAGAGGCTTTTGCCATAGAAGTCTTTTCTGCAGACGCTTTGCTTGTAGAAGCTTTTTCTTCAGAGACTTTCGCCAAAGAAGCGCTAACAGAAGCTTTGGCCACAGAGGCTTTTTCTGTAGAAACTTTATCAACAGAGGCTTTTTCTGTGGAGGCCTTGTCTATAGAGGCTTTTGTTATAGAAGCCTTTTCTGTAGACGCCTTGGAAACAGATAAGTCAACAGAAGCTTTGTCCACAGAGGCTTTTTCTGTAGAAACTTTATCAACAGAGGCTTTTTCTGTGGAGGCCTTGCTAGTGGAAGCCTCCGCTAAAGCCTTAAATTCAACCGCAGCTTGTTTTAAAACATCTTCCTCTTTCCCCGATCCTGCATATTTGGCGGCCACCTCTTCGGGCACCACAAAGTTATTGAACTGCTTTGCAATGTTCTGCAGCTCATCTCGAGATACATACGTTGGATCTATTGCAGCCCTAGCATTTTCTAGCGCTCGCTCTTGGGTTTCGCCCGCCCCAACTAAAGACTTGTAAACTTGTTCAGTTGGATTTCCTGCTCCTTCCGCCTGATACATCTCATCAACTTCTTCAGGCGTAATGGCAAATTTTGAATTGGCACTGTTTGCAATGTAAGCAATCAGACTTGGATCGGTAACTCCACTTGCTTTTGCCGCATCCGAAATAGAAGAAATTGCTTTAGCTGAACTGGCAGCGTCATTAGGGTCAACTTTCTGGCCTTGAGCGACGGCTATTGCAACATCAGGGTTTGTGAAAATAGCAAGGTTTCCCTTCAAACCAGCTCCAGAAGCTATTGTGCCTCCGGTAAGACCCCCGACTAAACCAGCAAAAGCTGCCTGTGCTAAATTTTTTCCTGGGTCAACTTCAAGACCGTTCGTTGCTTTATAAATGTCTGCAACCAAAGCTGGAACTGCGTCTTCAACTGCCTCTTCCCTTGCCTCCCCAGTCGTTGTTTTTCTGACTGTAGATACATATCTGTTTAAAGCGTCTTGAGCGTTTTGCCCAGCGGGTGTATCGCCGTTTTTAACCAAAATCTTTGATAATAAATTTGAAGAATCCTTGTTGCCTTTCGCTTGCAAGGCTGTAGAGGTAACAAGTGTTGCCGCAGCAACTGACATTCCTGCAGTCATGGCCATTTCTGCCGCTTCAGCCGGGCTTTTCCCGCTTTTTATTGCCGCGGAATAGACGTCTTTGTAAGTGTTATCAAAACCTGAAGCTGCCCCTGCAAAAGTTTCAGAGCCTTCTGCAACCACTACCCCAGTCCGACGGCCAATAGCAGAAGCAAGCTCATTTGTTGCACCATATGACCTAGCGGCAGAGGTTGCGTATTTTGCAGCTACAACACCAAGACCGCCGGTAAACAACTCACTTACAACTTCTGTTCCAACAAAGTGGGCTAAAATAGGCAGCGGATTTTTATAAAGATTTTCTGCAATTGCGGCCGCAGTGCCAGAAAACCCTTTTGCCCCAGAAACAGACTGGGTCATTTCATCTAAAGCGGCTTGAGTTTCCGGCGTTCTTGCCCTATCACTAAGTTTTGATAGAGCGTCTGATACTTTTCCTGCGGTGGTATTTTTAGCATCAACTCCCAAAGCAGAACCGACTAAAGCAAAAATATTAGCGGCATCAGCTCCGCCGCTTAAAAGTACTGATACGGTATCCCTAACAACGCCAGGAGCCTTGTCTTTTAAACTGTCAATAATTCCTGATGCAGATTTGAAAATTTCAGATTCTTGTTTATCCAGAGAGGCAGGCCGAAGGTTTGCCGGGATACTTTTTATAGTTGAAAGATAAGCAGTTGGGTCAAGCTTCTTTATTTCGTCAGGGTCGGATATTCCGTACTTCTGGTCCCGAACTCGAGCGCTCTGAATTTGAACCCATACATAACTGCCGTCCGGGTTGCGGAACATTGTGGCAGTTCTCTCCTTGTAAATCTGATCCGGCGTAGCAAACTTTGCCCCAGTTGGAAGTTCAAAAACGCTGAGAGAAGGCGGGTTCCAGGAGCCATAGACCGTTGATAGAGCAGGCGCCTTGTCCTTGACAATGGTTGTCTTTGCTAACGCTTCAGGCGGCGTGTTAACCGTATAAACCGCGCCATCTTCTCCAGTCACCTGGAATGTCTTTTGTCCTTTTTTTCCAGCTTCATACGCTGCAGTAGCCCACTCCCTAGCTGCAGACGGCTTGACCGTAAAACTAGATGGAGTCTGGTCGCCGTAGTCGCTATAGGCATCAGCAAGGTCATTAACGACGTCCTGGTTAAGCATCGAAGCAGGCACATTTGCAGCCTTCGATAAACCATCAGCGATCCCCTGATTATCAGACAGGTCCTTTAGCTTTTGCTCCGACTTGTTGATCGGCTGCGACATTCCAGAAGATAGCCAGTGGTCGTAACTGTCCTCTGGTGGGTTTCCATGCAAGTCTGAATATTGTTTTGCATCAAATTCTGGGACTAACGATTTTACAAAAGAAATTTTAGTGTTGTCGTTTAGCTTGTCGTTGTAATCTTTAAGGTTTGACCCCGCCGCAGCAAGGTCAGATTTGAGTGCGTTAAACTGTTCCACACTCTTTGGGATCGACGTCTTTAAAGTGTCAAGTTCTCTGTTTAGTTCGCCAGTTTCGTCTTTGAACTTGTTCCATCTGTTTTGTAGCGAGGAAGATGCAATTGAATATCTTTCGTTCGCCTTGTTAAGGGTGTCGATTTGATTGTTTATTTCTCCAAGACCGGCCCCGGACTCAATCAAGCTATAGTAGTCACTGGTAGCCTTTTCTTGCGCTTTTTGAGCATCATTAAACTCAGTCATTGCTGGGTCTAACTGGCTCTTGATTGTCGAAAGCCTTTCCTGAAGTACCGACTGCCTGTTCTGACTTGCGGTAATAGTATCTACAAGACCATCTAAATCCGCCGCAGACTTTTCAACAAAAGAAGACAGATCCCCGGATGTTTTTATTTTTTGTTGAGCGCCTGTGCTTAGATTTTTTTTAAGACTCTCAACCCCGGACCTTGCAAGTTCATTGAAGGAATCCTGCCCGGCCTTCACCATTGTTTTTATTAAAGCTTGGTCAACCGGTTTGTTTTGAATTAAAGCCGTTGCAGTATTTGAAATGCCAGAAACCAACAGCCTTTCTTGTTGTGGCGTTAATCCGAGCCCCTTGACAGAATCCGTAATAATTCCCGAGGCTGTAATCGCAGACTGAATTACAGCGGCGGTTACTGGTTGCTTGCTTAGTTTTGCCTCTACCGCATCCGCAATTATTTGTTGAGATCCGGGAGACAACTTGCCAAAATCAGAAACCTGACCCAGAACGTAAGGGATGGCTGCGCCAACACCTGCCTCTGCAAAAGTCTTTAAAACATCTCCAGCGTCTCCGGTCCTGACAATTGACTGGATTGTGTTTTTTGTGCCGCTGACAACCGTCTGTTTGATTACATTTGCAACATCCCCTTTGCCAAATGTAGAATCAATAACGCCGCCAATCTCCTTGCCTACCAAGTTTCCTAAATAATCGCCTGCGAATCCCTTTGCAAAAGACTCAAAAATGTCACCAACGTCTCCAATTTTGTTGGCGGCGGCCTGAATTGCTGTAGAGATAACGGCAGTTCCAAATGCACTAGCCGCGGCTCCACTAAGACCAGCAGCGGCCCCTATCAGCCCCCCAACACCAGTAAGTGAAACCCCAAGGAAAAGAATTGGGGCAATTTTGTTCCAATCGCTTGAATCAGACCACTGCGGAGACGGGGCAAATAGAGTTGTTCCGTTGGCCTGCTTTACTGGCTGGAGGCTGTAGTCGGTCCACCCCTCCCCCTCTCCAGTCGAACCAAACTTGGCAGGAATCTCCTTCCCGTTTAGTTTGTTTATTGTTACTTCATAAGCCGGTTTTGTAGGAATCAGTTTTGATGTATATACCGGCTCGTATTTGTATTTGGTAAAGTAACCTGTGCCGTAAGGAGCCTTTTCTCTATACGCTACTTTAACCTTCTTCCCCGTATCTACTTTTTCATAGTGTTGAGGGACTGCCGGAATGGTTTTTGTTCCAATGTCGTTAAGGCTAGTGACTCCGTATTGGTTATACAGGATGTCAGACATTATCTGAACGTGTCGATCTGCCTGCAAAGCCTTATTAGAGTACGCACCATTAGCAGCATTATTTATTAAAAATAATTCCCCTTTTAGCTTTGTGAGCGCATCATCCATATATCACCATGTCCCTGTTCGAGCTTTTTCGTGAATTATTTTGTTTTTATAGTCAATCCCGGAAAACTCTGCAAATTGCTCTAGAGTTCTAACGTTACCCAAGCCGAACCGCCCAACATCTTCGCTGCGAAACAACATTGCAGAAAGGCGCATTTTGGCTCTTACATCCAGATTCCCCCATTTTAACTTACGATCTTCGTCTTCATCTTCCGACCAATGTTTTTTTCTGTAGCTGTCTCCGTCACCCTTTTCAAATAAGTGATAAATCGGCATCGCAGGGGCATGATACACATCCCATCCATGCGTAAATGCCCTGACAGCTAAAGAGTGCTCCTCTCCATTAAAGTAAAGGTAAGGGTCATAAGGCACGTCATACACGAACTTTCCAGGCGAAAAAATACACCCAGCGCCAATATAAAAACCTCTCACTGGAACCAAAGAGTCCACCCCAACTGGATGTACGGGTATCACCACCCCGTTTTCCTCAAAGGAGGCATCTTTTGTACAAACGTGCCCAATCACCTTCTCGTCATCAATGACCGGCGTTGATTTCCCGTTCTTAAAGGTAAACCCTCGAGGATAGCTAGAGATCAGGCACTTCTTGTTTCTCATGCGCAAGATTTTGCTCATCTCAACAAAATACTCGTCCCAGTCATCCCCAAAAATAGTGTGCGAGTCACACTGCAGCAGCCAATCCTCGTCGTTGTACAGCGACATCTGGATCGACCGAGCCCAACACGCTCCCCTTGAAGCCGTCGGGTCTATCGCGATGTAGGTTATATCTGCGCCAAAGAAAGAAGCTGGGTTTATGCGATGCTCCAAGACCTCCTGTTCAACAATGCCAAACCTAATTTTCTCTGGGTACTTGGCGTGGTCTAGGGCGCTTTTGATTGTGTGGGTTAGTAACGGGTCGCGATATGAAGATATACCAACAAAAATAGTGTCAGACATTTCCGTTCATCGTGTTAATAAGGGCAGAGGCCCAGTCCGACCAGTCTCCGTACTGATCAGGATCTGGAATGGCTTCGTTCGCAAAGACTCCGATAGCCTTGAGGCCTCGACCCCACTGCCGCCAATCAGTCTTCTGGTTCGGTATCTCAAGCTGGTTACTGGCAAACTGCTCCACCATCAAGTCAGCCCAAGAGACAAAAGTATGATAGCGCGGGTCATATAAAACAGCCATCAATACCCCCGAACGTCGCCAATATCTCCACTTAGCAAAACTTTCCCGAGCTGGTAATTTCCGTTCACCACGTTGCTAACAAAACGCAGCCTCATCTCCCGCCTCTGCTCCTTCATGTCAATCTTCCCCGTATCAGGCCCAAACACATAGGGCCCAGACGTTGCATCAGCAGACTGTGCGTAAGGTCTTCCGGTGATCACCAGGCTCATATCACCGGTCTGTACAAAATCAGGTTCAACGCGCTCTAGACGAAGCCATTTGTTGTCTCCAGCTACCCCAGCCTGCCCAGGGGTAGGGGACGGTGCTGCAGGGCCTCCTGACACCCAACCCAGGTCGTTTGTCTCAAAGTAGGACTCAATTGCCGCGGAGTCCTGGCCAGTCACCTCATTAACGCCGTACTCATGCTGGTAGACGCGAATCCGATTCAGTGGAGAACTAAACGTTAGCGTCTGGGTACCCGATCCAGTTGCCGCAATTGACATCTGAATGCTCTGGACATAAACCTCACTAACAGGAACAGAGAAGCCAGCTCCGCCAGGGATAGTCGCCGTCAGCACCGCCCCAATAACGTACCCAGAGCCCCTATTGACGATCGTCACCGAGGTAACAGAACCTCCGCCACCTACGACTATGTTTGCCGTCGCACCGAAGCCCCCGCCACCAGATAATGCAGTTGCATTGTAAGTCCCAGGCGTATAGCTAGAGCCGCCAGTCAAGGAACCGACCGTCTTCAGGCTATTCGAAACAACCGAAACGACGGTAGTATTAGCCGCGATGTTGGTGCCGGTGATGACCTGAAGCGGATCCGCCAGGGTGCTTGCAAAGTCTGCGTTTAACCCGACGCTCCCGCTCACCGTTGTGTAGTCGCCTACAAAGACCTGCGTACTTGGGATTGTGGTTGACTGCGCCATAATCGGATACGGGAAGACCATAGAGAAGTACCCGGCACTCCTGCGGGCCCCTAAAGCCTGGCCAGCGTCATACCATGCCCCAGAGCGGACGTTAAAGATCACCGCATCGTTGCATTCAGTTGACGTCCCTCGAGGATAAAACCACCAGATTTCACCAAACCTTGGCACCTTTGTCGCCCAGACCTTCTGCCTCTGCGAATAGTTAAGGTTGTCAAAGAAGTAGTTCTGGTTGAAGTCGTTAGGTATCTCCTTAACAGTCCCGCCGTAAAGCAGGAATCTGTCAACGCCACACCAATAATAAATCCCGTCGTACTCAATCGCAGACTGGCTAGACATAATAGAAGACTGCCCCGAGACCGTCTCATAACGCCAAAACTGAGGTGGGGTACCAGAACCGCCAATATAAGAGACGCGGATTAGACTATCCAGACTCCAGAACAGGCCAGAGGGGGAGTTGCTACCGCCTCGAACGGCCAGCCCCTGCACAATCTTCCCGGTGGCAACGTTAACCTCGTTCGCATCCAACCCAACCCAATTTGAAGGGTTACCGGCCGAGCAGTTTTTGAGGAATCCGTTGTTGCCGTAGACGAAGACGTAAGGATGCAGCGAGACCACGCCACCAGAGACGTCTACGTTGTTGTCAAACGTTGCTGTAACAGTTCCAGACGGGACAACCCTGCTAACGGTCACCGATGTAGTATTAACACCTAAGACAACCGTATCAGCCGGGACATTGGTGCCGGTCATTGTCTGGCCCACCCCAACCAACGGGTTCGCTGCTGCCAGGGTTACTACGTTCGTATTGTTGCCAGTAATAGAGGCAGTAAAAACGCCAATCTTGGACATCGTGGTGCCGTTAATGTCGCCAATCAGCACAGGCGTATTAACCGAACCATCAACCGCGGCAAGGTTCTGCCCTGGGTGAGCAACGATGGAGCCTACGCCGTTACCGCCAACGTCATAGAACCCATCAAACTGCCAGAGGTTGTTGGCGCTAGCGGTAAAGTTAGACAGCGTAAAGTTCTGAACACCCTGGCCGTTTCCGTTGTTGTCAATCACCAGCTCCTGCAGGCCACCGCTGTAGCCCGAGAAAATTTGGTTGATACCGTTCGTGGCGTTGGACCACATCCCTCGAGAGGGCCCGGTAAGCTGGTCAGAGAGCATTCGGTATCCGCCAATCTTACGGGGTCTGCCGCGCTGAAACCTTACCCAACGCCCATCGGTGTAGAAGTTTTTATCGAAGAGCGTTCCGTCGCGCTGTACGCCTGGCTGAGTATCTAGAGAAAAAACCTTCTTAGTCATCTCAGAATACCCCGCCAGATACCCCGCCCGTGAATGTGCCGGATCCGCTAATCGTTAGCCCGGTTGCACTAAGACCAAACCGCTTGATACCAAGTATAGCCAGGCCAATCTCCCCGGTGCCAACGTAGTACATCCCGGTTGAGGCCTCCGACAAGAAGGACAAAGAGGGCGAACCCACTGATCCACTTACAAGCGAAACCGATGAGCCCCCAACAGCGATCGTGGAGGCGTTGAACAGGTTCACTGAGTCACAGAGCAAGATAACCTGCTGGCTGCCAGGAACCGAGACAGTTGCAGCGCCGGCGGCCCCAGTCGTAAAGGTGATTGAGGAGCTTGACTGATTTGTAATGTAGTAAACCTGGATCGTCTGCGGCAGCACCACCGTTACAGGGTTAACAATCGTCCCGGTGTATTTCTGAATGACGTTAGCGGCCTCGGTGGCGGACAGGGTATACGTCCCCTCAGAGACCGCCTTCGTCAACTGCGTAAAGTTAAACTGAGTGCTCCTGCCCAGTCCAACAGTAAAAAAAACGGCCCCAGAGCAGCAAATCATGCACGAATCACTGGGAGCCAAAGAAATCGAATTTGCGCCGTCAATCAACTGGCCAGAACTCGGTGCAACAGAAAGGTTGCCACTGCCACCGTTACGAACCAAGATAAACCAGTCATTGCCAAGCGTAACAGCCGAGGTAAGCGTTAAGGTCCCTGAGCCACCCGTCCAGACAAAAGTATCCGCCCTGTCTGCCGCAACCGCTGTATAAGCGTTAGAGAATGTGTTGACTTGATGCGCAGCATTAAGCGTAGAGGAGATCGCCTTGATACCGTACCCGGCAAGCGTGGCGGCATCAGCGTTAGAAGACCCCACACCAAAGGCAATAGAGCCCCAGGTTCCGGCAGCCGTCGTGTTCGTAGTGATGTATATGTAACGAGCCTGCCCAGCGGCGATCGTAGCCACCGCCCCACCCGCGTTGTCCACTACGTTAAAAGAGTTTGCGCCGGTGTTACGGATTAGGCTATCTTGACCAACAGAGGCCTGGTTCGCGGCGGGGAGGGTGATTGCCAGCCCTGCAGTGGTCGCAGAAACGTCCATGATGCGGGCAATCACGTCACCCGCGGCGTTACCATTAACCGGCCAGGAAAGCGTCGTATTAGCCGTTAGAGAGATGCTGCGGTAGGAGACGTCGGTAGGCTGAATGACGTCGCCGGTGAACGGGCTAATAAAACTCATTATGAATCCCTCACAATTGCTTGACGGTCACCGATCCTGGCAACGTCCTCTGTTTTGAGCGTGGCGATTACCCGATCGTACTGCGCCTGCCACATCGGCATCCGTTCGTCATTCTTCAAAAACGGCATCGCCTGCAGCAAACTACCGTACAGCATTGCCTGGGGAGCGTACTGAGTAAACCAGTTTGTTTGATTTGTAACGTCTAGGGGCTGCACCCGCTCGTAGTACAGGACCTCGTAGTTGTAAGCTAAATCTGGGGTCGGCGCCACCAGCCAGTGCGTATAGTCGTAATCGCAGTAATATACGGGCGTATCCCTCTGAGTAGCGTTAGGCCAGTAATTCCTCAGATACTCGTACTTACGCAAGAAAACCGGCTGACGCTGGCTGTTGTCAATAAGGTTAATGGATACAGTTTTGCGCCACCTTGCCGGCTTAACGATAATAGGCTCGCCGACGTTCATCGTGCTAGTAACAACCGTCAAGTTACCCAAGAACTGGATTTCCGCAGAGATAACCTGCTCCGCCAGCATGATGAAGGTCGGGATCTTTTCAATCGTGGCCGTGTCCGTGCGCTCCAAATAAGAGGAGATGTCGGTCACCAAACTTGCATACGTCATCTCAACGGCCATGACACTTCCTTATCTTGAGGCTACGCCCTTGTGCTTCTCAAAACTTCGCATCCCGCCAAACCCAAGCAGCCCAGCAAGCAGGGTCATGAGCTGCTCAACCTGAAGATCAGGGGGCGGAGCCAAACCTGCAGGGATCCATTCTACTCCCTGCCCAAACGCCCAAACCCATTGCATTAAGGGGTACCCGAGGAATTGGTAAGCGAGGCCAAGCACCCCAATCCAACCGACAGCAGGGCGCCAGCCAGAGACAAATAGGCTACTACTCGCCGCTTCAATCTTATTGACATCAACTTGCGCGAGGTCTGTAGTCTGGTCAATGCGCTTTTCCTCAAGGTCCAGTTTCCGGTCTTCCAGCGCCATCTGGAGGCGTTCTTTATCCGTCGTGACGAGGTCCCCCGCAATTTTCCCAACTCCTTCAATAATAGAGCCAATACCAATCAGATCCATTATTTAAGCCCTTTCAGAGTACGGTTGATCCAGCCCAACAGGAATTTAGATTGCGTCTTGTTTTTGTTGCAAATATCGGCGTAACGAGTGATTTTCATTAGTGCGTAGGCTTTTTTGAACGCCTCGCCGTCAATATTATTGAATTTCTGCAGCGTGACATCGCCAACTGTGCCGTCTGGAGTGGCCCCAACAATCAACTGCGCCAACTTGACCGCAATCTTTATCCCGGTATTTACGCCGAAGTTAAAGAGGTTTTCGGCAACAACTTGGTTCGCAATTTCATCCCCTCTGATACGATCCCAAAACTCAACCTTATAAAATTTGCGAACCATCCCAGTAAGGAGCGGATTGTCGATAGCGCCATTGTCAATGAGGTTCCAACCCGGCCATCGAGGATTTGGATTTCGCGCAATCCCAGCATATGTCATTCCACCGGTGTCACCCGGAACAGTATGTAAAACGTAACCGCCTTCATCGACGATCATCTTCTCAAAAGCAGGATTGAAGTCAGCCATTTTGCTTGTCCTTCATCTTGTTGATTATCTCAAAGGCCGTTTTGACCTTCTCCTCAAGTACAGCAACCCTCAAGTCAAGCTTTGACAGCACAATAATGAGCGTGACAAGGCCCAGCAACACCGGCCAGGCTTTGAGGAAAAGTTCAGCAATTTCCATGTCCGCCCTTTAATTTGGCCCCGGCAGATCACCACCAGGGCCCTGTTCTTACTCGTCGCCCTCTTCGCTGTCCTCTTCGCCGTCTTCTTCAGCTTTGTCTGCGATCTCAAAATGAGCAGATATCTGAGCATCAAACAAACGGGTCAAGGTGTACTCATTGATGCCATTCTCGGCGGCAACAGCGAACGAAACAGAAAACAAAGAATTCAAGGCCTCGAGCGGCGTTGAACCATCAATAACCTCAATGATCAAATCGTCCATGAAAACCCCCTAAAATTGATTGGGCAAGCGCCCGAGGAGATTTTACACCAAGGAAAACTCACCCCTGGAACTTTAATATGATCGTCACAAGCAGGCCAATAATAGCCCCGGCGCCTGTAATAAATACCTGCTCAAGCCGCTTGATTCGTGCGTGAACCCCTCGCATCTCTTTCTCAATACCCTCATACCTGACGGCGCACACATCAACGTGGGCATCAATTTTGTGGTCAATGTCGGATACGGTAACCATATTAGTCAACCTATGGAACGGTTATTAAATCATAGCTAGGGGTTGCTGCAGCCACAGATGTACCCCTACTAGCATCAAGAAGATTTGATGTGGTAAAAGAAAACGCCGGTGATGTAAAGGTGGGGGTCAGAGTGCTTAAAGTCTGTGATGTGCTTGAATACGTCACCGAGGTCCCCCCAACAGAATAAGTCCCAGTCAAAGACCCGTCAGTTGGAACGGATAGGATGAACGAATAATCGTTGCTCGTAGAGGTGGGCGAGCAAAGCGCATAAATTGTATTGGTTGCGGTGTTTACGGAAATTGACCTAATTAAAGAATTGACCCCTATAGAGACACTTCTTTGCCAAACCAAGTTGCCACCGCTATTAACCTTTACGATAACGCCGTTGGTTGAAGTTCTACCGCCAATATATACGTTTGAAGAATTGTCTACGGCAACGCACGCCGCACTGGTAGTTGCTGACAGAGTCCTTGCCCAAATCAATGCGCCGGTGCTTGCATTTAACTTGACAACAACAAATAAAGAGCTTGTTGTGTACTGCCCGACAACATAAAGGTCAGTGTTTGACTCAACACAAGCGACCGGAAGAATGACAGAAGAAAGCGTCTTCCACAAAATTGAAAAGCTTGAGTTGGTTTTTATTATTGAATTAGAAGTTAGACTTGATATATACGCAGAGTCGGAGCTGCCAAAACCTATAAAATTTACATTTATATCTGTGTTGTTGTAGTATCTTTTTGCTGTTACAGCGCTGTTATATATCCTAAGGAAATGGGTGCGAACAGTGGCCCCGCCGCTTACTGTGGTCATATAACCGGATGCGTATACAGAACCGCCATTTGAAATAGTTAGCCCCTCAAGCAACCCGTTAGTTGTAATTGATCTTGAGGATGCTACGCTTCCGTCGCTGTTCAAGACAACAAATAAAGGAATATCGTTGGGGTTAAAGTATCGCCCAACAACGTAAATTTCAGTTGGCGATACGGTTTTAATTTCGTAAGAAGTAAACTGGAGCCCGCCGGTGGTAATTGTCTCTTTCCATGTCGCGCTGCCGTCAGAAGCCGTTTTAATAACCAGACCAAAGCGACCAACGCTATATAGGTTGCTGGTTCCATCAAATGATGTTTCGTTAAGGTATTTCCCGACTTTGGCTATCCAGCTGCTTCCAGAGATTGCAGTTGTTTGATAGAAGCCGCCAAACCCTCGGGTGGACGCGGCACCTAGCGTTGCAATTACAGGCATGATTAGGCGAACCTGGTCTGGGCAGCCAATACCGTGTACGAGGATGGCCCTGTACGGATGATGGTGTAGCTGTAGACGTCGATGCTGTTTGCGTTGCCCGTTGTAGGAGCAGTTCCACCCTGCCACCTCAATGCAGCAGGGGCCACGCCGTCAATCGTCACCCCGGTGTTGTAGGCGTTCGTCACCGCACCAGTCTGCACAAGAACGGCAACCGTTACCGACTGACCCTCGCTCATAAAAGAACTTAGTGGGGTCCCGCTACTCGCACGGAAGTTAAGCGTCCAGGTGCTTGTGGTGGCCGTGTTGTAGAAGATTACCGACTGCGTGGAAATGTCGATATTAAGAGCGCCAGACGCCGCAGAACCCGTAACCGTGCAGATCTCGAGTGCATTGTCCAGGATCATGGACGGGGCGCTACTTGAACCTGCAAATGTCTGCGTGGCGGTGAAGGTCCCGGCATTCGCAAACCTAGGGACCACTGTGGTGTCAATCGCCACGCTGCCGGTGCTTGTAATTGCCGTGAAGTCCATCCCATTGCCGGCGGAGACGCTCGTAACAGGATTGGCCCAGGCAAACGCGCTGCCGGTGTATTTGAGGTAGCTAGATACCGTGGGGGCGTCGATGAAGATGGTTGTGCTGGCCGCGCTCTGATAAGGGATCCTGTTAGCCGCACCGCCAGAGAGATTGGCCACCGAGGTCACCGCGCCTGGCGTTGTCCATGCGGGAATCTGGGCCGATGTTAGTGTCAGTACTTGTCCAGAACTACCTGCAGTTAGGAATGCCGTCGTGTTCGGTGCAGACTGATAGACGACAGCGCCAGCGGTACCGCCAGAGAGGTTTGATGCTGAGGTTGCAGCCCCCGCCGTGGCCCATGTAGGAACGCCGCCAGAGGACATTGTGAGGACGGTGCCGCTAGACCCTGCAGGAACGAACGTGGTAGCGCCAGCGCCCGATTGGTAGGGCATGGAGCCAAGAGCCCCGCCAGCTAAGTTTGTTGCCAGGCTCGCGGTCCCGGTAAGCGATGCAGTAATGGTCCCGGCAGAGAAATTGCCCGAGGAGTCCCGCTTGACGATTGCCGAGTTCGTGTTTAAGTTTGTCGGGGTGATCCAGGTCGGGGCACCGGTGCCGTTAGAGCTCAACAGATCGCCCGTGGTGCCTACCGCAGTGAAGAGGTAGGTCGTGGCCCCACCGTATGCAATACCGCCCTGGGTGAGCGTCTGGATGCCTGTGCCGCCGGTGCTTACCGCAATGGGGTTGGTTGCGGCCGCCTTCGTTGCGATTGTCTGCAGGTTGCCGGCGGTGTCCTTATAGAAAAGCTTTCCGTCTGTAATGTTGATGGCAAGCTCACCCGCCGCCAGGTTTGTAGTAGACGGTGTGGCTCCGCCGTTGGCACTGTAATAGAGCTGGATCGGGGTGAAGGTTGCCTGGGCCATGTTTACACCACCGGCCAGACGATGTTGAAAGGATCAGCCTGAGTTGTAATGTCCCGCAACGCTTGCCGGTAAGTTGCCCACGCCGCCTTGTCAACGGGTGAGTCCAATACCTGGGTCCAGTCGGTGTCTTTGAGCATCTGGTTGCGCTGGGTACGGATCACTTGCCACTGTGTCACTACGCGCTGGTCAAGCTCCTCTTGGGTGAGTGGCTCTACGTCAACGATACAGCACATATCGTCATGCAGGTGAGGCGCGGCTGGTACTAACTTCTCTGTTGCGTGGTCGTAGGGTTTCCATGCCGATAGGATGTAGTAGCCCTCGGACTTGATCCAATCCACAGACGGCCCACGCTCACCGAACGAAGTGTTTGGGAACCACTCAGTGTGGTCTTTGATGATGAGGTCTTGGTTAGCGATTTGCATGGTT